CAAACAAAAATCCAAACAATGTGAAGAAAATAGATAAAAATAATATTCCAAATTTTGATATGTTTAAATCAATGCTAACCTCAACAAATGCTCAAGGAGGAGTTATTTATAGTGATCAAAATTCAATAAAAGTATCTTTAATGATAAAAAAATTAAACAACGGAACTTTGGGCTATATATTCGCTTTTACTCCTTTTGCTTCAGGAAATGATAAGATCGAAAATATTGATTTTTCTGTTGCTAATTTTAATTCTAATAATTTATCTATAACAACATTATCTGGTAATTTATCGATCACTATAATTTCATATCTATTATGATTTAGATATTTAATATTATCAGCTTTAGCATTAGTCTTTCTATTTTTAGAATATACTATTGCTGGATACTGTAATTTTAAATTTTCAGGAGGTTGATAATACACATTACTACTACCAAACAATTCTATTAATTTGTTGTGGAATTCTATTCGAGTTTTACTCATTGTATACACCTCCTGTTGATATTAATAGTCTAGGGTACTGAACTTCGGCATTTGATATCTTCCATTTAGTACCCATATAGACTATGTATCGCATATGTTGGAAATTCTCACTGGCGAAAGGATCAGATATTATACTAAAAGTATTACTAAGATCAATATTATCATTTATATTAGCGGATTGTTGATATCTACTAATATTTCGAACAACATCTCCATAATAATCTCTTTCAATAGATTGTTCTTGCCATACACCAGGTTCGATTTCTACTGTTTTAATATATCCTATTTTTCCATAGAATTTCGCCATGTAGATCCTCCTTTATTAAGCTTCTTGTAAAGTTAATTCAGATAAAGAATATTCTTTAACTAAATCCCCACAAGTAACTTTTACTTTTTGTTCATTATTAGCTATTCTTAATATAATTATTCCATCAGCATCTAATTGTACTGGACCAGAGAATCCGTTAATTACCTCAACGAATATTGGTTCTCCAATATTGGAAATGTTATGAATAGCTAAATAATTACCAGATTGTTCTTCTGTTTTAGAACTAAATCCAGTATAACCAGTAACATATTTTAATGTTCCAGTTATTTTATCTTCTCCTATTTCTATAGAATCTTGTAAATCTGATATGACTTTACCTAATAAATCTTCATTTGGAGCAATATTAGTATCTGTTACTAAATATTCTTCATAAGATTTTATTTGTTTAGGTGTAACAACTACTGAATTATTATCAATAGTTGGATATAGATAAGACACAACAATATCATCATCTATTTTTTCCATTGCTATACCGCGACAAGCTTTGTCGTGATCTATAACAACGACATCATTCATTTTAAAGATATGTTCAAGATTTTTGTAACTTACTTTATTAACAAAATCTTTGTCTGTATAAGCATATCCATCTGGTGTATCTTTAACAAAGAATTCAACACCTTCTACGTTTACATCAACATCTCTTTCTATATATGAAGACATGTTAATCCTCCCTTCATATTTATTATATTATAAGATTATCCAGCAACTTCTTCTGAATTAGAATTTGAACCAGATCCTGCTTTCTTAAGAACGATTGCTGAATATGGAACAGTTAATGCACCAGACATTCTAGTTTCCATAAGATATTTCATCTTATTGAAATCAATATCGAAGTCGTCAAACATGTTAACGTTACCACCTTTATCAGCACCTGCAGTATAATCATTTAAGTTAACAATTATACCATAAATTCCTTCATAATTTTCCATTTCTGGGATAGTAACGATTTCTTTAACTCTTAGAGCAGTAGCTAACTTCTCTTCAGAATCATAAATTAATCTACCATTTTGATCTTCAATTAATAATAATTCTGTTAATTGATCTTCAGTAGTATAGAATTTAGGTTTTCCTGAACCTTTATAATCTTTACGTGCTTTAATAGCAGCTCTGATTACACCTTTAGCTTCTGAATCATTTTCAGAATGACTATTAGAAGGATTATTATAATCTCTTCCTTCAGTAACTGTATATTTGATAGTATACATATCATTATCTGTTAAGATTGGTCTGATATTTTGTTCATTAATTTTATCAGCATCAGATACATCTCTACCATCACCAAGTAACATAGCTAAAGCTAAATCCTTGTCTAATTGTTTACGCATTTCGCGTTTTTGCCAAGCAACTACATCAAAATCTGTAATGTCAATAACGTCATCTCTATCAATTTCATTCTTGATATATACAGTTGTTGGAGTAGTTACACGATTTAAGAAAGACATTTGGATATTAGTTTTCTTATTACCTTTAATATATCCTTTAGCACGAGCTGTTTCCTCGTTTAATCTTCCTAAAGTATTTTTAACTCTTGAGAATGGTGAATGTTTAACATCACTCATAACGCCAGCAACCCAGCTATTATCTTTCTCAATCATTTTAGGTTCACGATCAAGGTTTACTGCATCTGGGAATAACTTAGAATAGTCATTATCAGTTCCCCATTCTGGGTCTCCATCAGCATGAGCAATAAAAGCATCTCTCATAGAACCATATTTCTTAGCATCGGCGATAACCTCACCTAGCATTTCAGAATGTTTTAATGTATTAGATTCTGTTTCTTTATCAAATACGTTATGTTTCATTTCTTCTTTCTCTCCTTCTTCTTCGTTTTCTTCTTTAGCTTCTTCAGACCCATCGTCATCTAAAGCTTGGCCTACTAAAGCGTAAACCATGTCTTTTTGCTCTTCATTAAGAGTATCAAAGATTTCTTGTAGAGTTTTATCAGATTTATCAGCATGTTCTACTGTTTCTTCTGTAGACTCTTCTGTTGATCCGACTTCTTCAGATTTTACTTCTTCTGTCTTTTCAACTTCTTTAGATTCTTCCATTTCTTTAGTGTCCTCCTTTTCTTCATCAGCGTTCTCGCTGTCTTCGATGCTATCATCAGAATGTTCTACAACACTGATAGATTCGTCTGTGTAAATTATACCTTCTTCTTCACCATCAGCATCTTCTCCATGCATAACAACGGAATCAATGAAAGCACCAGGATTAGCACCAGCCAACACAAGACTAACCTCTCGTATACACCCATGTACAACATTATTTTTCTCTGATCTTAATCGATTGGCATAAATAGATAATTTGTCTACATCACCATTCAAAACTAGAGATCTGGCTGTTCGTCCAGATTCCGTATCATTGAATTTACAATAAGCATATACTCCATCAGCTCTGTTTTCTAATAACGCATGACCTAATACTTCATTAGGGTCGTTATGTTGATGATTCCAAACTAATGGCACAGTTTGACCATCATTATCTTTGAACGCATCTTGTCTTATAATACGTCCATCGGAACATTCGATATTATTCTTAGTTGCCCAACCACTGAAATCATATTTCATTAAACGTCCTCCTTTCGAACATTTTAATCATTCGATATTCCAGATAAAATTTCTTTGCCTAATTCTTTATAATCATCCAACGATAATTCTTCATCACCCTCGGAATATTCTTTAGGGGGTGGTTCAAAATTATTATCGGTATTTTGAGAATTAAGCCCATCACCTGGTTGACGAATGTTACTATTAACAAGCTGATCAGCCTTAGGATCTTTAGATGGTTTATAACCAACAATAGATCTTATTTCATTAGCCGTCATAATTTCATTTCTTGTAAACTTATCAGCAATTTCTGCTATTTGTTCAACAGGAACTAATTTAAACGGATCTCTGAAATATTCTATAGATTGACCCTGAGTACGAGCTGTTTTAGTAAGAAACTTTCGTTTCATTTCGTCAGTTATGGCCGATAATATTGGCTCAACAGTACGATTGTAATAATTAAGCATTGCTTTCTCATCAGCGGTACCATCCATGATAGCCTGAGTAATTCCTAACTGGCTGTATAGCATACTCGTTAGATATTCCACCTGCTTCATAAGCTGGTTTTCCACTGGACGATTAAGCTGTATAATTTTTTCTGTACCGTCGGCATAGGCAATACCGTATTTAGTGCCATTTAATTGCCTTTCTATTTCAGCCATACGCTCGTCAGCTTGTTTTCGTCTAGCCTCTGATTTTATTACATACGGTAATTGAATAATTAAATCCAATTTACCGGAGCTAGTTATTTCATCAACAGCATCCAATAATGTTGAGTTAGGTTCATTCATTATTGCATATAAAGGATTTTCAATAAGACAAACATTATTTTTATCTATAATTATTTCTTCTTTTCTTCCTTTATTTTCATTATATACTCTAACTCTAACATCATGCGGATACCATTCTATAATTTTTCCGGTTCTCATTGTTAAAACATCGAAAGAACCAGATTCATCTGGATTGACAGTTGTATCAACAGGCACCAAGGCAACTGATCCTTCATCAAACATAGACATAACAGTATCTTGCATAAAAGCACGAGGTGTTTGGTCTAAATTAGTTTCTGTTGATAAACAGTCATTCAAACGGCTATCTACTTTACCCATGAATCTACCATTTTCATCAATTTTACAATGTACAACATCGATAGATGCTACATCCATCGCAATACGATTTAAAACGGCAGTGAGTATAGATCTTTCTCGTCCGCCAGTTAAACGGACTCTATCAGGTCTGGTATAATAACCATTATCAGTTCTTGCACGGTAATTTGGTATTTCTTTATTACGAAAAGCATTCCATGCATTTTTGATTCTAGAACCAATTGATATTGGCATATGTACTTACCACCTTTCCAAATATTTATGTTTAATCAATAATTTTCCTTTGTTTCCTTTATCCCATCTATGTATAGATTCAAAATCTAATAACAAAGATTCTATTATTGATCTTTGGTCACGTTGAGGTTCGTAACCTTGTATATTTACCTCTTTGAAAATTTCATTCAGGGCTAAATATGTATCTATATCTAAAAATTCAATTAAATGTAAATAAGCATGACTATTAGGCATCAACAAACATCCATTATTTACCTCTAACCGACCACCATCTGATTTTTTAATTATGTGATGAAATGTTAAATCT